TAACGCTGCTCGCCTTAGCCGATAAAAACGGGGAAGTGCAGGCATCTATACCAGGATTAGCCAATCTCGCCAATGTAAGCATCCCTGACTGCGAGGAAGCTCTGGCCGCTCTCTCAGCACCAGATGAGTATAGTCGCACACCAGACAACGAGGGGAGACGAATACAGGCCATCAACGGAGGCTGGGAACTGCTGAATCACGGGACATACCGGGATAAGGCAACTGACGCTGACCGGAGAGAGCAGGCTCGACTGCGAAAACAACGTCAACGGGATCGGCAAAAACAGGATGGTGGTCACGCAAATGTCACGAATAGTCACGCTGATGTCACAAATAGTCACGATTTGCGTGACGATGTCACGCCAGTGTCACGCCAGAATTCACAAGCAGAAGCAGAAGCAGAAGCAGATAAATATAAAAGCCCTGGGGTTCCTGCTGCAAATAAGCAGGCAGCAACTCCAGTTTCTTCATCTCAAGGGATTTACTTGGGTATCGCTGAAGCAATGGGAATCCCGTCAGAGTTCGCCGTGGCATTATCTGCCGATGTCGATCTCCGAGGTGGTTGCGATGTGAAAGGTAGAAAGATCAACTCTCCCGGCGCATTCCTCCGTGAGTGCTGGATGCGCGAACAGAAGCGTCAGGAATCGGTGCAATTAGCTGCTCCGTCATCGAAACCGGTTCCCGGCAGAGCTAGGGAAGTCTGGATGGTGGAAAAGGATTTGTTGCGCGTCAAAGCTGAAATCAAGGCGATACAAGAGCAAAAGGAAAATCGTAACGCTGCTGCTGGATTCACCGAGGACGTAGATCAGCACCGTGACCGGCTACAGGGCCAATGGTTGCAATATGTCGCCGAGGCCCGTGAGGAATTCGCTACGACCGAGGCAACACAAGAGGATTGGGCAAGGTTTCAGGAAACGCTTGATTCCGAACGAGAAACGATGTCTAATAATCGTGCTGCCCTAGATGCAGTCAATTCGGATGAGTATCAATGCACCAAACTGGCTGAAATGTTCCCGGACGATGTCGCAACTTTCGACCGCTGGGCAAAGGAAACCGGGAATGCTTGGAGAGATCCCAAACGACTGACCGAGGAAGCGATGAACCAGATAAAAAGCCTCAAGGAGAACATTCGTTTATTTGAAAACGAGCGAAGCAAATTACTCACACAGCAATGAAACTAGGACTGTATCACAACATTCACGCCAAGCGTAAACGCATCGCGGCTGGTTCCGGGGAGCGAATGCGAAAGCCCGGATCGAAAGGTGCGCCTACCGCGAAGGCGTTTAAGGACTCTGAGAAAACCGCAAAAAAGAAAAGGAAGTAATCATGCCCTACGGAAAAGGAACCTATGGCTCGAAAGTGGGCCGTCCACCTAAGAAAAAGACAACGCGCACGATCATGCGTAAGACCAAGACAGCCAAGTCTGGTTACAAGAAGTGATGCCGCTCAATCCTAAACAGGAGAAATTCTGCCAGCTTTACCATCAGACCGGGAACGCCAGTCAATCTTACAAGGATGCTGGGTATTCTGCTAAGACTGACGGTAGCGCAAGGACTGGAGCATCAACCTTATTAACAAACCCTAACATCGAGGAGCGTTTGGCAACTATTGCGGCAGAAACTGCCAAGGAGGTGTCTGTAAGCCGCTCTGAGATGCTTGGGCTGTTTTTGGATATAGCAACGGCAGAAGGGATCGAGGAGACGCGAGATCGCATCTCAGCGGGTAAAGAGATCAATCGAATGTGCGGATATTATGAGCCTGACAAAGTCGAGGTTTCAGGAGAAGCAGACTTGCTGGGCCTGATGCGCGAACTGACCGGGGCCAAGGACATTTCGTCAGAATGATTGTCATGCCGTCAAACAATACCGGTTTCGAGGCTGGATTACTTGCGGGACGATTCAGCGGAAAGATCGGGCATTTACATTCGGTAGAATCTCCGCGCGAACCAAAGCAGGGGATTCCTTGGGCTTTAGATAACGGGGTTTTCGGAGCGTGGCAGCAAAATAGAGAATGGTCTGAGGAACCGCTATATCGGTATCTTGATCAATTTGCTGCATGGTCACCGTCATGGGTCGTTGTTCCAGATTGGGTTGGTGATCGTGACGAAACTCTACGCAGATGGGATCAACACGCAGACGCTATACAGTCTTTTGGAGTCCCGATGGCTATGGCGGTTCAAGATGGTATGACTCCATCTGACGTGCCAAAAGAGGCATCCGTTATCTTCGTTGGCGGCACAACATCATGGAAATGGCGTAATTTGAAAACTTGGACTGAAAACTTTCCTAGAGTCCATGTTGGCAGAGTCAATACTTATAAACTTTTGTGGATGGCGCATGAGGCGGGTGCTGAAAGCACTGATGGCACTGGTTGGTTCCGAGGATGTCAGAAGCAATTAGCTGGACTGACCAAATATTTAGAAGAATCAAGCGGTGCAGGTAAACCGCAGAACGAATTCCAATTTTGTTGAAGCAAAAAGCAATGTTCACGATCACCAAGGAATTTAAATTTGAGGCTGCTCATGCTTTGCCACATTTAGGGCCGGATCATCCTTGTTCGCGGATTCATGGGCATTCATATCGATTCACTGTCGAATGCACTGGCGATACAGATGAAAGGGGCTTCGTCATCGATTACAAAGAAATTTCAGAGGTAGTCGATCCAATCGTTGAAACTCTAGACCATCAATTTTTAAACGATGTCATTTCAATTCCACCTTCAACCGAGAATCTTGCGAAATGGTTGTACGATCAAATCAAAACAAGTATTCCTATTCTGTCAGGGATAATCGTTTTTGAAACAGCCAAGACAAGTGTGATTTATCGCCCCGAAATTTGAATTATGGCAAACAAAAAAATAGGCGATCTAGTCGCCACAGTTGGAACCTACCAGGATCGTGAGACTGGTCAGGAGAAAAAGAGAAGACAGAAGTGCGGAGTCGTTTTCAAGGACGATGAGCGTGGTCACGTCAGCATCAAGCTGGATGCTTTGCCGCTCTCGCCAGAATGGTCGGGCTATTTGAACATCTTCTTCGACGAACACAGGCCGGAGCAGTCGGGTGGTCAAACCACCTACCAGTCACCGAGTCAAGTGCCGGTCGCTGGGGAAAGCGGTGCGGAAATTCCATTCTAAATGCAAGTGCCACAATCGCAGTGCGCTCTAATCGAGATTATTGACTTTCCCGGTGAGAATCCAGAGTTTGAGAGGATCGTCAAAAGGGCAATCCTCTCAGGCTCATTTGCGGTCAGGCCATGCGATTGCAATCCCGGATGCCGGGATCTGACCAACCGGGATTTAGACAAACTGACTCAAAGGTTGATTGGCAATGGCTGATGAACTCCATGACAAGATCCGCTTGCTGATGCAGGACAAGGCATGGCGAATGGAGAATATGTATCTGATTCTTGATGAGAACGGGCAGACCATACCGCTAGAATTGAGAGGAGAGCAGGAGACGTTCCTCCGCGAAAGGCATCAGCGAAACTTCGTCCCAAAGGCGCGAAAGCTGGGGATGTCTACCATCATCCTACTGGATTCGATGGATAGCTGCATCTGGAACGCCAACTACCAAGCAGGCCATGTTGATCTTTCTGAGAAGGACGCATTCGATAAACTGAGCATTGCCAAGTTCGCTTGGGAGAATGGCCCGGATCATCCTAACCCGGAGATCGCTGCCTGCTGGCAATTACTCCACAAGGCCAATCCGCTAGTCAAGGACTCTGCCGGGGTGAATGAGTGGGCGAACGGGGCAAAACAAACCGCCGGTGTCAGTTACACTGGCAAGACTCCGCAACGCCTGCACATTTCTGAGTATGGCCCGATCTCATGCCAGTTTCCTCTCAAGGCAACTAGGATGAAGCAAGGTAGCATGAACGCTGTTCCACCAAACGGAATCCTCGACATTGAGACAACGATGGAGGGTGGCCGATTCGGGGAATGCTACGCTATTTTCAAGATGGCACTGGAGGCATCAGGCTATGAGAGTCTGTCGAAGATGGACTGGAAGATGCATTTCTTCCCTTGGTGGAACCATCCGAGCTACGATCTTCCCGGCCATAAGCCGCACAACAGCGAGACGAAGGCTTACTTTGACGAACTGAAGGCAGAGCATCAACTGTTCATTCCGAGCAGTCGGCAGGCTTGGTATGAAAAAAAGAAGGCCGAGCAGGGAGAATTGATGTGGCAGCAGTTTCCGTCCGTGATCAGCGAGTGTGACCGTCACGTTGTTCCGGGACAAATCTTCTCAATGATGACTGAACTCCGGTCGAAAGGAAGAATCCGCGAATTTGAGAAGGAACCAGGCGCACCTTTATACACTTGCTGGGACATCGGCGCGAGTGACAACATGGCCGGTTGGATGGTTCAGCCTACGCGCAAGGACATCAACTGGCTGGAATGGACTGCGGGTGAGGGGAAGGGTGCGCCCGGAGTCGCGGAAGTCATTAAGGGATGGCAGTCGCAACACGGTCAAATCAGTATGCACTACGTTCCTCACGATGCCGAGCAGACTGACAAGGGAAGCGGCATGACGTTTGTCGAGCAGATGGTGCATTGCGGGATTCCAAGGCATTCCATCCAAGTCGTTCCAAGGATACCAGACAAGTGGGTTGGCATTGGTCAGGCTAGGCAACTGCTTCCAAACAGTTGGTTTCACAGTAGAACTGATCAGGAGGTTAAGGACGAGGTCGGGATGGAAAACCTACCTTCTGGGGTGGGCCGCTTGGAAGGCTACCGGAAGAAAGTCGATCAGCAGCATGGAGTATTCAATGAGCCAGTCGGAGACATCTGCTCGCACACTGCTGATGCACTGAGGACATTCGCTGAAGCGTGGGCGCGAAACTTGGTCAGTCTCGATCCAGACGCGATTGATTCTAATCGGAAGCCACAGGTGCTGGCTGGATACAGGGGCATGGCATGAAGCAGACTCTTTATCAGCAGGCGATGATGGCGCAGCTTGAGGGCGTGGATCACCAAAGGTTCGCTGCTGACCTGACTGCTTACTTGAATCGCGGTTACGTTTACTCATTACCTGACATTTTTGTCATGGCTAAAACAGTGCCATCAGACTTGATCGGTAATGGCGTTTTAGAGTCAGATGACTTTTTTGAACCGGAAGAAAGCGATACCTGGTATGTGCATCTTATGTCCGGGAAGCTCTCACAGCTATTTTCACTTTGTCCATTTCAATTAGAATATGTTTGCTTTCAACGATTCGGTAGAGTAAAAATGTGGAGGTTTCAGGAGATACAACGAAGATTTTATCATGGGAATGCGAAAAGCTAGGAAACGGCAGGAGGCCATGATGCGCCAACAAGCTGCTGATTTAAGAGCCTCACAGGAGAGATCCGAGGCCCAACAGCGCCTGCACCAACAGGAGATGGCTAAGATTGCTCAGAGTAATTCTGAGGCTCAATTAGCTGCCCAGAGTCAAATGGCTGAGATGCTCGCCAACCGAGACGGTCGAGATGGCCCGGTAGCTCAATCGGTCGGATCAGGTGTCGATGAGGCCCGGCGAAAGGCTAGACGATCAAGCCGGAAAAGGTTTGGACTCAGCAAAACTCTGGTCGCCGGAATGGGCGGCGGGAATAAGCTGGGCGGCAACTACTCGATGCTTGGAAATTAATGAAGTCCATGTCAGATCAGGTGGCGAATATCCTTCGCCGGTATCAGGATTCTAAGGCAAGGCGATCACCTTGGGTGTCAGTTTGGCGCGATCTCGCTGACTATGTTCAGCCGATCAAGGATCACATCGGAACTTCAACGCAGTCAACTCCTGACATCGGTCGCCATTCGCATTTCGATTCGACCGCGCAAGAGGCCAATCTTACCTACGCTTCCGGGTGTATGGAGTGGCTAACGCCAGCCGACAGACCGTGGTTTCAGCTTACTCCTCCTAGATATTTAGAGGATTCTGACAACTGCAAGAAGTGGTTGAGCGATTGCACCGAGGAAATGCAGGCCGAGATGATGGCGAGCAACTTTTACGGCGAAGTCCATGAAGGCTATCTCGATGACGGCGCATTCGGAACCACTGCTCTCTACGTCGAAGAGGATCAAGGTCTGCGCTTTGAAACTTTCGAGTGTGGAGATTTTACGATCCTTGAAGATCATCGGGGGCAGGTCGATACCATATTCCGTGAACTCAAACTGACTCCTCGGCAAGCTGCTGCGAAGTTTGGGAAAGAGAATCTGCATGAAAATATGCGAGCATTCTTCGATAACACGGACAAGAAACTCGATCAGCAGTTTGAATTCATTCACGCAATTTACCCGCGTGAGGAAGAATATCGCGAGACAGGCAAGCTGGACGGTGAGAATATGCCGATAGCCAGTTGCTACATCGATCAGACTTACAAGCATAAAGTCAAAGAGTCCGGGATGTGGGAGATGCCAGTGGCCTGTCATCGGCATTTGAAGTGGGGCAAGAGTCCCTACGGTTTCGCTCCAAGTTGGAACGCACTGACAAATGCCCGTCAGGTGAATATGCTTCAGATGAATCTGGATGTGCTGGCCGAGGTTGCCGCGTTTCCGCGCATAGCTGCACCGGCCAAGCTGAAGGGCGAGATTGATCTCCGGGCCAAGGGCGTGACATTTGTCGAGGACATGGCGCAGGCTCCGCGAGAGTTTGCGACTGGAGGACGGTATGACATCGGAAAAGATCGCGTGGCTGAAAAGCAGGATGCCATCAAC